CTTGTCGCTGCGTCAATTCACAGACGTGGCGCGCAAGACAGCGCTGTTTCAACTTTCACGAGTTGGGCGGGCTGGCCCGTATCCTGATATGGAGAGGGTATCCGACGCACTCCGGCAGCATCGGGCAGACATGACGGTGAAGGTTGTCCCACCAAGGGCAGCCCGAGTCGCGTTGCAACGTTTTGCTTCGAGGTGGGTGCATGGCAAGGCCTTGCCCCCGCTTCAGTGTACCTATGGGACTTCTGGGGGTCGTACGACACCTAGGGGCAAAGGTGGCTGGAGGGTAGGTGTGCGGCAGGCAGTGATTGCCTTGTGCGCGCATCCTTTCACACGGGAGGAAGCAGAAAGACTCAGTCTAAAGGTGCAGGAGTTCACATTTCCTTACCAGGCCTTCAGGCCTGAGGATTGGGAACATTCCCTTGCACTAGTAGATGAGAACGGGATTGAAACCATGAACGGCGCTTCATGCCTGTTCCAATGGAGACAGGAATATCAGGAGGCCTTGTCGATTTGCCATTACGACTTCTATGACCTGCAACGCCCGCATCTGCTGGCGATTGCGGCCTGTGTGGTCTCTTTGGTGGACGACTTAGTGGACAATCCTACCAACCTTGACACAGTTGGCTGTGCAGTGATCCTAGAGAAATCTGAGAAGGTCCGCCTCGTAACACCTAACGAGGATACAGTGGCCTTTGTTGGATCCCTTTTTAACAGCTGGCTGTTGGGCCTGCTCCGGCAGGATCCCCGGGTTGACCCTGTTGAGGAACCCAAACAGGTCCATCCAATGGTTGAGACCCCAGTAGGGTATGTCATCAGGTCAGTTGACCTTGTCAGGGCCTCAGACCAGATAACGGGAGCTGATCATCGAGGGATCCTTCGGGGTCTTCTTATTGGGTTAGGCATTCCCGTAGACTGTGTCTTTGGACGCACTTTACTCTTTTTCGCCCGTCCGGTACGGGTAGAGGGCATCGACCCACGCGGGGTAAAGTTTTCTTTTCTGACTGAGGGACAACCGGCCATGGGCCGGGGGCCAACCTGGCCTGTTCTCTCGCTATACACGCTGTGGTGTGTCATAGCAGCAAAACCTAGCTGGTCGCGGGTAGTCGGAGACGATGCTATGTTTGCATCGACGGACCTCGGGTCTAAGGAATTCAACAAGAGACTGACCGTACATAACGGACAGGTGAATAACCTGAAGGACGTGGAGTCCTTTACGGGAGGTACGCTTGTTGAGCGTTTGGGACTTCTAGACACCAATAGGAGAGTGGAATGGCACGATACATGCTCAGTAGCAGTATTGGATGGGCGACCAAAAGTTGAACGCGGCGAAACACGATCTATGCCGCGGTTCCTGGCGGGACCCTCAATCCCTTATGCGAAAGGTATTGAATATATCTGTGAGAACACTTTCTCTTCCGAGTTCGCAGAATTTCGGAAGTTTGGTCTAGATCCGTTCTTACCACGAGAATTTGGAGGACCGGGGTTTCCTTGTTCCCCGAAAAGGCGACTGGTGGCACTTCGTACTCTTCGGCCCCAATGGGTTAGAGCACTTAGGGTTATCATGAGCCAGGGGGACGGGGGGATTGGTCTCCTCCTTCGTTTGCAAGGGCCGTACCGTTCGTCGAAGACGACTTCGGCCAGCAACCTGCAGGACGCAGTGTTGGCAAAGATTCTCGCTGAGCAGGAGGAAGGTGAGGGGTGGGCGCACTGGGAGGCACGCTCTACTGTAGGCCTGACATTGGACGAGTTCACTCGGGAGGTTGAGTCGCTACTTGTTAGCGGCAAAGCCTGCTGGGATGGCTACTCCGAGAAACAGGTTTATATGCCGACCATTCGCCACGTTGCAGAGGCAGTGCATAGGGAGGTCCGGTTGATCAACTGGACTGTACCGAAACATCGTCTCTGTGACACCGTGCGCAAGATAGAGATCGGGTTGGACAAGTTCCTTCTTGATATGCGTTTGGGTATGTTCCGCATGCCTATTCGTTACCGCACGACACCCAAAATCGGGACCACCATGGGGTATTGGAAGGGTGAGTCAAATCTTCCGCCCTCTGACCAAGGAGAGCTCCCCTGCCTGGATCCGTTCCGGGGGGAGGCCGGCTTCGTAGCCGGGGATGCCTATACTGGGAGAGGCGAGAGCATGTTTAGTAGTGGTGAACGAAACACAGGGCTTTTGCCTCGCGGGACCAATATGGGACTAAAGCCGACATTCCACAAGAGGTTCCTTTTCGATGATTAGGACTCTTTGTCACGGGACTAGGCTGGACATCTTGCAGACGTCAGCGGGGTGTGGACGAGATAATATCTCTTTCATAGGGGCGATCCGGACACCGGGAAACTGGTGGCCGGCCAGAAAC